GAAGCTAGAGTTAACAGTTTAAGAAGTAGTTTTGAAAGGCAATCTAGAGAAAAGGTAGTTCAAACACCAACTTTAGACCAAGCAATTCAAACTCTTCCAGCCGATCCAGAGGCAGAGGTTGGGCGGAAAAAAATGAATGGTTTGGCAAAGATAATGCCATGACCTACACAGCTTTTGATCTACATAGAAAGCTTACTGAAGAAGAAGGGTATGATCCAAAGTCAAATTCTTATTATGAAGAAATTGATAAAAGAATAAGACTTGAATTCCCCCAAAAATTTGGTAAGGTAGAACAACAGATTAGTAAACCTACACAAAACGTTGCTTCTGCAACGCGTAGTTCAAAGACTAGTCGCAAAAGTGTGAGACTCACACCATCACAAGTAGCAATCGCTAAAAAATTGCGTGTGCCACTAGAAGAGTATGCAAGACAACTAAAACTCACGGAGGGAGCATAAGCATATGACACAAGAAACAAAAACTTCCCGTGCGAGCCAGACAAGAGAAAAAACAAAGCGTAAAAAAGTTTGGACTCCACCATCGTACTTAGATACACCCAACGCGCCAACTGGATTCAGACACAGATGGGTCAGGGTAGAGATTCTGGGATACGTCGACACGAAAAACATACAAGGACGTTTAAGATCCGGGTATGAGTTAGTAAGAGCCGATGAATTTCCTGGGGATGACTACGCAGCAATACCAGATGGCAAGTATGCCGGGGTGATCGGGCACGGAGGCCTTGTGCTGACAAGGGTACCGGAAGAAATCGCGCGCCAACGATCGAAATACTTTTCCGATTTAGGAAAAGATCAGATGAAGGCAGTAGACAACGATTTAATGAAGGAACAGCATAGGAGTATGCCGATCGAAATTGATCGACAGTCTCGTACAACCTTCGGTGGTAGGAAACGTTAATTTTTTAACAATTCAACCAACGAAATTTTATAAACCGTAGACTACAAGTAGTAGTCTACATTTGGAGAAAACTATGGCTAACCAAAGTACTACGGGTTTCGGTTTGAGACCTTTACGAAATGTACACCAGGGTGATCATAACGCCGGTTTAGGTGAATGGAAGAAAGCTGCGTCAACAACAGCAATCGACCATCATGATATGGTATTATTAGCATCTTCTGGCTACGTAACTGTAGCAACAGCAGGTATTGCAATAATCAATCAACTAGGTTCACTAAACGGGTCGTTTTATACTGATCCCACTACAAGTAAGCCAACATGGTCCAACTGGGCACCCAATAATGCGGCAACAGACATGACGTGTCTTATCAATGATAATCCACAAACAATGTTTGAAATGCGCACAACTATAACCTCATTTACACAAGCTGACGTAGGCGGCACTTGTCCAATAGTGGACAGTGCTGGTTCTGGAGCACCGAATTATATTTCGGGTTTCACAATCGGCGCAGTCGTTACAGCTTTGAATCAGGTGAAATTATTGGGAATATCTAGAGATACTCTTAATCAGGATGTATCCGTCGCCGGTGGCGTATGGAGAATTATGATTTGTAGTCATATTCTAGGTAGCAACTCGGTTGGAATATAATAGGAGCATAAAACATGGCAATATCACGTAATCAGCTAGTTAAAGAACTAGAACCAGGTCTAAATGCACTATTTGGACTTGAGTATAAACAATACGAAAATCAGTCGGCGGAAATATACACGACTGAATCATCTGACAGAGCTTTTGAAGAAGAAGTTATGTTGTCAGGTTTCGCAAATGCAGCAGTTAAACCAGAAGGACAAGGGGTAACTTATGACGATAGCACAAGAAACTTTCACAGCAAGATACACTAACGAGACTATTGCTCTCGCTTTTGCAATCACTGAGGAAGCTATTGAAGATAACCTGTATGACAAACTTGCTTCTAGATACACAAAAGCACTAGCAAGATCGATGGCAAACACTAAACAAGTAAAATCGGTATTTCCTTTGGTTCAAGGGTTGCCTACTACAGACAACTACGATTCAGGAGATTCTGTTTCATTGTTTAGTACGTCTCACCCAACGATAGCAGGTGTATTTAAAAATACCCTGACTACTCAAGCAGACTTAAACGAAACTTCGTTGGAGCAAGCACTGATTGACATTGCTGCGCTAACTGATGAACGAGGTTTAAGAATAGCAGCTAAAGGGGTCAAGATGATTGTCCCTTCTGGCAACCAGTTTAATGCTGAAAGATTGATGAAATCTCAAGGTAGAACTGGAACTGCTGATAATGATATCAATGCTATCAATTCAATGGGAATGGTTCCTCAAGGCTATCGAGTGAACAATTTCTTGACTGATACTGATAGTTGGTATCTTATTACGGACGTACCAAACGGTATGAAAATGTTCCAAAGAACACCATTGACAACTGCAATGGAAGGGGACTTTGATACTGGTAACGTTAGATACAAAGCTAGAGAAAGATACGTTTTTGGCGTATCCGACTATAGAGGTATCTACGGAGTTCAAGGAGCGTAAGCTAATAATTAGAGATGAGGCGGCCACAAAGTCGCCTCATTTCGACTATAAAGATAGAAATTCTCTATGAAAAACTTCCGAATACAGATTCGATACAATGGCTATTATGCTGACTTTAATGTTTCAGCGGAAGATACAGCTGTTGGTATTGAAAAATCTATCCTTGACAAACTGGGAAAAAATGAGGTAAAGTTCGAGAAAAATGGATTTACTAGTAAGACTGGTAAATGGATAACCTATGAGGAGGTTACAAATGACTCAAGACCTTTACATTACGAAAAAGTCCTTGGAGTTAGAGTGGCAACACGAGCACCTGAAGTCAGGGAAACATAATATCCGGATGATTGAGATTAATAGACAAATCCAGGATGTTATAAAGCAGATCATTGCCAACGAATTTGAAGCAGATACGCTTCAAACCAAAATAAACGAGCTCACGGGCGAAGTTTCGATAGCCACTTAAGCGCTATCAAAAATCACACATTCACGTAGGGATACCTTGCGCTAAATTAAATTTTACGCTATATCTAAATCAGTATACAATTATTAACAGAATCTAGACGAGTATACTCGACGGCCTAGAGACTAGATTCACAAACTAGGAGTATTATAATCATGGCAACAACTACATTTTCTGGTCCAATTAAAGCCGGTACTATTAAAGCAACAACTGGTACCACTTTAGGAACAGATGTAAAAAACACTGGACAAGTTGTAATGGCACAGACGTTTTCAACGGGGGATACACTTGATAGTGGAGCTTCTGCTGCAAACGAAACTACTGTTATTATTCCAGCTAATTCACAAATCATTGATATAGTACTTGATAAAGTTACAGCAATGGGAACTAACACAGCTGTTTTCAGTGTTGGTGATACAGTTGGCGGGAACGCTACTTTTATCAACTCATATTCAATTACAACTGGTTCTGGAGCTGGAAGAGCATATCCAACAACTGAAGCTGGTGGTACATTGGCTTGGGCTGATATCGGAACTGCAGACCTAAGACTTACGTGGACGAGTACTGGTGCTACTACTGATGGTGAAGTTAGAGTTACAGTTTTGTATCAACAAAATAATAACTTAAGCTAATAAAATAATGTGAGCTCCTTCGGGAGCTCACAATAATTAGGAGAAAAATATGAGCCCAACAGGCGTAAAACAGTTCTATACAGAAGCTAGTGCTACACTTAAAACATACACGGGTAGTTCAACATCAGTAGATGGTGTTTGCTATCTAAAAGGTGTAACTATCAACCCAAGCGGAACTACATGTAATGTAGAAATTTATAGTGGTTCTTCGGCGGTAGCTGCTAATTTAATTTATTCACATAAAGGTGGAACTGCGGCAGGAGATCTATATCAAGAATATATTGCAGCTAATGGTATTAGAAGTTCCGGTGGAATGTATATTAATTTCACGGCAGCAACGACTTCTGTAGCAATTATTTGGCAATAGGAGGATAGATGGCAACATCTGGAACAGTCGCATTTAATCTGTCGATTGAAGAAATTATTGAAGATGCATTTGAACGATGCGGAGGTCAAGCCCGTGCGGGTTATGATCTTAAAAGCGCAAGACGTTCATTAAATCTATTATTATCTGAATGGGGCAATCGAGGATTGCACTATTGGGAAGTAGGTAATGAGTCTATCAAATTAACCGAAGACCAATCTATTTACGATATTTATAAAAACGCCGATGCTCGAGATTCAAGTACCACTTATCCGGCAACGATTGGAGACTCAGGAACGTATTTATATAATGCTACTGATATTTTAGAAGTAGTTTACAGAAATCAATTAACAACTCCCACAGATGTTTCAATGACTAAAATTGATCGTTCAACGTATCAAGCATTAGCCAATAAATTATCCACTGGAACTCCTTAACAATATTTCGTCCAACGATTTGAAAATAAAACAAGAATTACCGTTTATTTAACTCCGAGTTCTTCTACTAATAACTATTTAAATTTTTATTATATTCAAAGAATTCAGGACGCGGGTTCTTATAGTAATAATCCAAATGCTCCATATAGATTTTTACCTGCAATGACTTCAGGTCTGGCTTTTTATTTAAGTCAGAAGATTTCACCTGATAGAACACAAGCTTTAAAATTATATTATGAAGATGAGTTTGCGCGAGCTCTTGCAGAAGATGGATCAGCATCGAGCTCTTATATAACTCCAAAAGCGTACTATCCAGCAACAGGTTAATTATGGGAAAATTTGCATCAGGTTCCAGAGCCATAGCCATTTCAGATCGAAGCGGCATGAAATTTCCGTATACGGAAATGGTTAAAGAATGGAATGGGATGTGGGTTCATTACAGTGAATTTGAAATTAAACAACCTCAATTGGATCTAGCGGTTATTGGTCCTGATGGAATTGCTTTAGAACATCCACGTCCTCCTCAAAGAGCCACTCCTAAAGTTCCAGTTTTACTTCCGAAAAATCCTTTTACGACTTATGCTTTAGGTTCAAGTGTTCTATTTGTTCATTCACCTAATCATAGAAGAAATACTTCAACGATTGTAAGATTTAGAGGAACTCCTTACGTTCAATCTACCACTAATAAATTTGATACCAATCACGACTTTGATGGAATTACCGGCGCCAATATTTGTAAGGCAGCGGGTTATACTATTACGGTTGGAAGATATACTACCGCGACGACGACTTTAAATGGAGCTATCACAGATAAGACAGCCACAACTGGCATTACGTTAACTGATGGAAGTTCCTTTAGAACTACAAGCGATCGAACACAGCAAATTGCATTGGTCGGAAGTGAAATGATTAGATATACGACTATTACGAATAATGTTTTAGGAGAAGTATCTCCTGACGCCACTAAGATTAATCCTGAAGTAGTAGAACGAGGCGCTTATGGTACAACAAAAGCTACTCATTTAGATGGAGTCACGGTTAGAAATTTAATTGATCCAACAGATTGGTTTTATTTTACAGTGGATACTGATACTGCTACAGTAGGTAATAAACAAGGAGGAGGGTTTCCAGTTTCAGCGGGACCTGTTACAATTACACCATGACGTATGATCAATTAGTTACAAAAATTAGAGACTATTGCGAGGTTGATTCAACTGTTTTTAGTTCAACCATTGTCAATGGATTTATTGAAGATGCTGAATTTAGAATCTTAACCGATGTTGATCTTGATGTTTTTAGAAGAAATGATTTTTCAACATTAACGGTAGGAAATGAATTTATATCATTGCCTGTTGGTATTTTATTGATAAGATGGGTAGAAACCTATCCGGCTGCTGATCCTCAAACGAGAACACTTTTAATGCAAAAGGATTGTTCTTTTATCGATGAGTATACAGGAAGCCGTATTACTACAAACACCCCTAAATATTATGGGTGGTGGAATGAAACAAAATTATTGTTGGGTCCAACTCCGGATACAGCCTTGAAAGTGGAAGTAGCCTATGTTAAAAGACCTAACACATCAGATGGAACTAAATTAGATTCATCTAACACGACTACGTATTTGAGTATGAATGCTCCAAATGCGCTTTTGTATGCCACTCTGGTTGAAGCATGCACGTTTCTTAAGGACCAGCCATTATTACAAACGTATGAAGGTCGATACGCTCAAGCTTTGAAGGCTTAGGTATCGAACAACAAGGACGAAGAAGAAGGGACGAATACGTGGACGGAGAAATTAGACAAAAATTACGATCTGTTCCACCGAGTCCATAATTATATAAGGAGAAAATATGGCAAATACAGTAATGACTAGTTTTAAAAAGGAACTCATGGAAGGTACGCATGATCTTGCAACTTCCGGGGATACTTTTAAACTTGCTTTGTACACCAGTTCATCTTCCATTAATTCTGCAGCGACGACTATTTACACAACTTCGGATGAAGTTGGAAATAGTGGAACGTATGCAGCAGGAGGAGGAACGCTAGCGGGCCAAACCGTAACAACGGATGGAACAACAGCGATCTGTAATTTTACTGATCTTGAGTTTACAAGTGCAACGATCACCGCACGTTATGCGTTGATTTATAATAGCAGTGAGTCAAATGCGGCTGTTTGCGTTTTAGATTTTAGTACTGATCAGATTTCCACAGCGGGAACGTTTAAGATTGATTTCCCAGCATCTGGTGCAAGTACGTCTATTATTCGAGTAGCGTAAGGAGATTAAATGGCGTTTATAACGAACGATCGGGTTAAAGCAACCTCGACGACTGCAGGTACTATCAGTATGGTAGTTAGCGGAACTCTTGGAGGTTTCGTAACTTTCAATGATGGAATTGGTAATACCAATACTACTTACTATACCATTGTCGGAGAAGATGTTTCGACTGAATGGGAAGTAGGCATTGGTGTATACACGCATAGAGGTACGTCATTATCTAGGGATACTATTAT